TTCATCGCCAGCTTCGCCGCCGCCGAGGAGCGTGCCTCCGGACTGCCCAAAGATGGTCGCGTCCTTCAAAATCATGCCGCCGTCCATCGCCTTCTTGTACCAGGAGACGCTGAAATGCGGAATGCTCGGCGGGTTCAGACTGAACGATCCGGAAACGCTGAAGTGCGGGAGCTTGATTTTCGGCAGTTCCCAGTGGAAGTTGAACACGTTCTTCAGCTTGCTGACAATGCCGGAAACAAAGCTCCAGATGCCGTTAAATACAGAGCTGAACGTCGACTTGATTCCGTTCAGGATGCCGCTGATCGTGCTCTTGATCGCGTTGAAGGCGGATGTGATCCCGGACTTCATCACGTTCACGACGCTCATCACAGCAGACTTTATGCCGTTCCATACACTCGTAGCGACTGACTTTATCCCGTTGAACACGGTCGAGGTCACAGTCTTTATCCCGTTCCACGCGGTCGTGACAGCGGTCTTGATGCCATTCACCACAGTCGTAATCGCGGTCTTAATTGCATTCCAGATTGTGGTGACGACAGTCTGTATGGCGGTGCAGACGGTAGAAATCACCGTCTTTATCGCGTTCCATATTGTTGTCACTACGGTCTGAATAGCTGTGAGAACTGCGGTGATGACAGCCTTGTAGATATTGAAATATGTCGTGACCACAGTCTGTATTGCCGTAAAAATCGTGGTGAAGAATGTCTTGATTCCATTCCACACGGTCTGGATTACCGTGCTGATGGCATTCATCACGGTCGTGACTACGGTCTGGATTCCGTTCCATGCGCCGGAGAGGAAGCTGCTGATGCCGTTCACCGCGGATGTGAATACACCGGAAATCGCGCTCCAGATTGTCACGAAGAAGTCCTTGATAGCCGTCCAAACGGTTACCGCGACCTCCTTGATGTTGTCCCAGAGGTTTATCCAAAAATTGCGAAAGCTCTCGCAGTTGTTCCACAGGTAAATGAAAGCGGCTACGAGTGCTGCAATCGCCGCGATGATCAGCGCGATAGGGTTGGCGAGCATCGTAGCGTTCAGAGCCGCCATGCCGCCTTTAACCAGATTTATCGCCGACACGATCTTGGGTGCGAGTGTCATCAGCGCTCCGACGCCGGTCGCCATCTTGCCGACGACAATCAGCACAGGGCCGATGGCGGCCACAATTGCCGTGATGGTCAGGATCATTTTCTGCGTCGCCGGGTCCATGTCCATGATGGCGTTCATCACGTCGATGATCTTTTCCATCAGGCTCTGGAACGCCGGAGCGACAGCCTGACCGATGGTGACGGTCAGAACGTCGAAGGTGGACTTGAGCTGTTCGATTGTGCCGCCGGTACCGCTCATCAGAGCGTTCGACATGTTCTCTGCCGAGCCGCCGCATTCGTCGAGCGCGTCACGGAGCGAGCTTACTTCCGAAGGCGAGGTCTGGATCAGCGTCAGCCACTTGGACATCTGGTTCTTGCCGAAGATATTAGCCGCGGCCTCGAGCTTTTCCTGATCGGTCAGCCCGGAGAAGGCGGAGTTCAGATTCGCCAGCACGGTCGGCATGTCCTTCAGCGTGCCGTTCTCGTTGAAGATGGCGTAGGTCTGCCCGGTGGAAAGCCCAAGCTGATCCATCGCCGTCGCGCCTTCCTTGGCAGGAGAAGCGAGACGCGCGAGTCCTGTTTTCAGCGCGTTCGCACCCTCGGAACCGCTGATGCCCGCGTTGCCGAACACATCGGTGATAGTCGCGAGGTCCTTGACGTCCCATCCGACGGTCTTGCAGATAGGGCCTGCGACGGACATAGCTTCAAAAAGTTCACTCGTTGTGGTGTTCGCCTGCGCCTGCGCCTTGGCGAGAACATCCGCGTAGTTTGCCGCTTCCGAGGAATCCGCGCCGAACATCTTCATGGCGTTGCCCAGCCCGGAGGTGGTTTCAGACAGATCCGTGCCGGTACCGGCGGCAAGGTTCATCGCCGGAGTGAGCATGTCAGTTGCTTCTTTTGCCGTGAAGCCCTGACGCGCGAAGTTCAGCGTTGCGTCTGCCGCATCCTGCATGCCATAGACAGAGTTCTTCGCGGATGTGCCGATCTGGTCCCACAGGCCCTCGAAATCCTCTGCGGAGTTCGCCGTGTCGCCCATTGTCTGTTTGACGAGGTTGAACTGCTTGTCCACATCGCCGTATGCCGTGACTGCGGCTGTCGCACCTGCCACGACTGGCGCAGTGAAGCCCATCGTCATTTTCGTCCCGGCACTCGAAAGGCTCTCGCCGACAGACTTGACCTTCTCACCAGCCGCCGCGATCTTCTGCGCGGAGACGGAGCCGAAGTTCTCGTACTCCTTGGTCAGGCTCTTGAGGTCCTGCTCGGTCTCGACGATTTCTCGCTGAAGCGCGTCATATTGCGACTGGCTCATGTCTCCATTTGCGAGAGCCTGATCCGCCTGTTTCGCCGCCTCCTTGAGCGCTTCGAGACGCTCCTTGGTGGCGGCGATTTCGGTCTGGAGTCCTTTCTGCTTCTGGGAGAGGAGTTCCGTGTTGCCGGGATCAAGCTTCAGGAGCTTGTTGACGTCCCGCAGGCTTTTCTGCGTATTCGATATCTGCTTGTCGACCGATTTGAGCGATTCGGTCAGCTTGGTGGTGTCGCCGCCGATCTCGACGGTGATGCCTTTTATTCTGTTCGCCATGCGGATACACCTCCCTTCAAGGCTTTACATAGAATTAGTCGAATTTTTACCTTCTGCTGGTAGCAGAGAAATGCGTGAATTGTTATCCTCCAAACAGGAGGTAGTGCATATGTATAAGACATTTGTTATCGGATACAATCCGAAAACGCATAAGATGGCCGAGGAAATCGAGAAGAAGGCAAATGAACTCGCTCAGAACGGTTACAAGGTTCTCTCATTCTCCATTACGAACAGCGGCAAAGCCATCATTCTTGCGGATGATGGAAAGGGAAATGATCATGAAAAATAAGCAATTCCTTCTCGATATCTATTGGTCAATCGTAACTGTTATGTATCTCATCATCAGCTTCACCACATTCCGATGGGCCATCACTTGGATTGTGTTTCCCATTGCTGCGATAATCTTTCCCTTCTATCGACTTCTCATAAATCGCGGGAATGAGAACGATGACGGAGGCAGTAAGGATGAGTAAAAAGTGGAGAGGACTTCTCATTGCCATTGCTGTCGGATTCGGCATCGGAATCCTCATCATGGCAGTTGCTATTTACTTCGGATATTCGTACGCGTACGCGCATGACGCCGCTTTCTATCAAGTGAAATTAGCGGGCCTTCCCATCTATGAACTGACTCGTACAGACAACAATTCCTATTCGCCTGTCTCCATTCAGGCCAATATGGGCATTGTGTGCGCCATCTGCATGGCGGCTGCCACAGTCTTCTGGCTGCTCGTATCCCGTCTGAAAAGGAAATAACGGATCAGAACCGATCCATCATTTCCTGCGTCGCGATTTCCGGGTAGTCCCAGTCGTCGTTGCTCATCTCTGCGTACATGTCGTTGACCGTGCCGATGGTCAACAGGTCAAGCTCCGAGATGTGGAGCCCGATCTGCACGCAGCGCAAAAGAAAGAGCGGGGTTGTCATTTCCCGCTCTGTCGCGCGATGTTTTTTTTAGAAGCTACCTGCTGCTCGGTATTGATGCCCCACAGCTCGATGATCTGCGGGAGCACCTCGTAAATCGAGAACGTGTTGAACGAATCGAGCCATTCTTCCGGCGTATCCGGGACAGATGAATCCGCATGCTTTGCCATCAGCCATGCGATGTTCTCGAACAGCTCCAGACTGAACGTGTCGAGACTGGAGTTCTCCTCGTCGTTTTCGCTGATGCCTTTCTGCAACTCGTTCAGATCCCGGTAGATGTCCCGGTGGAACTTGTTCCGGTAGAGACGCGGTATCGCAGCCGATGCACGGAACGTCACCGGCTGCCAGTCAATCGTGATTGTTTTTGTCACCGCCATCGCTTATTCCTCCTCGGTCGAATAGACACTATTTGTCTTAGCTCCGGACGAGGTGCTTGCCGTATCGCTCGGCTCATAGACCTTGTCGTACCAGGCATTGTAAACAGCGTCCGTGGTGTTCGTTCCGGTCTTGACCTTCACAAGGCCGCATGGCAGCGGAGAAACCGTGATGGACAGCGTGTCCGTCTGCACCTCGGTCGAGTCCTCCTTGGTCTGACCAGAAACTGACGGTCTCGTCGCGGAGCAGTAATACATGCAGTGGCGGATCTTTCGCTGGTCGCCGGAAAACTCGAACAGCAGCGCAAAATGCTCCGGCTCGACATCCTTGTTCTCGGCGATCACGCCGTTCGCGTCCTCGGTCTCGTGCATCACGTCCGTGAGGAAGCTCTCCGGGATGAGCGCCAGCTCGAAATCGCCGGAATAGCCGTTGTTGTTCGACACCATGTAATAGACCGTGTCGTCCGCGTAGAACGGCTCATTGTCGCCCTCCGCGTCAAGCGAAAGACTGACTGCGCCGGGCATCGCCACAGGCGTGCCGAACGTGACGGTCCCGTCCTCGGCGAGCGTCGCGATGGCGTAGTGGCAGTTCTTCAGGCCGAATTTGACCTTGTTCTTCTTGTTAGCCATAATCGTTAACCTCCTAATATTTGAGTTTGGTAAAGCACCTCGTACATCTTCTCGTCTTCGATCCAGACCTCGGACTTCTCGTAGGGAAGCTCGTGCGCGGTCAGGATGTCCTCGATTTTCGATTCGATGTCCGGGTCCTTCTTGTCTGTGTAAAGCTCAATGTTCAGCTCATCTATCCGTTCCCAGACCACGTTGTCCGCGAACATGTTGTCCGTTCCCGGAAACAGGAAGCAGATAAACGGCGGGTCCGGAGACTCGCCCTCCGCAAAGTGATCGTAGGCGATAGGAAGATCGGCTTCCTCGAGCATGGTTACAATGTCGTCGTAGCTCATAGGCGGCAT